TCACTCATCAGGGCCGCAATTGTCTTTGTATGACGCTGGCACTGGATCACTAAACCGGGTGTAGATTTTCTTCTCCGTTACAGAGTAGGTGACCCCCTTAGAAAACGTACCCTTTGATTTCATGCTTATTTTCATAAGGAATGGAGAGAATCCCTCGTAAGCCCCAAAACCATTTTTTGCATTGATCTGGCCGCAAACATAGCCAGTGATAGCCCCATCAGGTGAATCCTCACCCTGAACAAATCGAAGATATCTAAATTTTACGCTATCTGGATCCCTAACATCTGCTGCAACTTCTGACTTACCTAGTTCAACAGCTTTTTCAGCGCCGGGCTTACATCCAACGAGAGAAACCAAAGCCAGTATTAACAACACCTTTTTCATATCCCTATCCCATCATCGCTATTAATATGCTGACCGATGTTATCAAAGATATTTTCTCTGGAAAAAACGTTTTGCTTGAAGTTGCCCCCGCACTAAATAGAGTTACGGGGGCGCTATGATGGTGGTCAGAGAGCCAGATTAAGCTGGTCTCTGCCGTAATGTGATTCCGGAAAGGCATCGCGGGGGATAAAGTCAGGCGGTAACGGTGCAGTGCCTACGCGTTTCGTTACTTCCCTTTCCACGCTGTTTAACGTGGTGAATGACCGGCTACATTCCATATTCTGGCACTGGTGATATTGCCGGATCGTCATATCGGTTATTTTACGGCTGGTACGGGTGCGGGCCATAGCGCCGCAGAATGGACATCTGAACATAATGATGGCTCCCCTGTGGGAGTTGAACTCTATTTCATTTTATTCAGTTTCCGCTATCCAGTCAGGTATTTTTGCTTCCAGTTCCAGCCGGGTAGTAAAGCCGTTGTCGTCTATGACGTGCTCAGCACGCGCAATGATCCAGTCCTGATTATCTATTTCATCCTTAAAACCGCTAACCGTAACGTGCATTTCTGGGTAAAGCTCAGCGCGGCCACGCGCCAGGGTGATCGAAAACTCTGCCGCACCACGCTGAAGCTGTTGCCATTTTGCCGCTGCCGCACGTTTCGCCGCCTCTTCATTCTGGTAAGTTTTGCGCAGTACATAGACGTTACCGTCTGCGCCTTCCATGTAATCGCCCTCACGACTACTGCTCTTCTCTTTTTTTGGCTTTGCAGGCTTGCGGCGCTTAACGCTAACCTTTTTCTTTTTGCCAAAATTCAGATCCAGCCAGTAAGCCCTGACGCCGGTATACGCATCCCGATCGGCAATACGAAAGCGGTGTCGATCGCCGCTCGTGCGGTCAATGCTGGCAGAAGGTAACGCCTTCCCGTCAGCGGTAACACCACCACCCGGCAGGATAAACAGCAGACTGCCGTTCTTGACGGTGGCAATTGCACCCAGCATTTCCGCCATGCGGGTAAGGAATGACATGTCGCTTTCCTGCGTCTGGTCGGCGTGATCAATCTCAATGTCCATGAGCATTTCACTGATCTGCGCCTTCAGCCCGTAACGGTGTGCAATAGCCGACACGACGCGCTCAACGGTCACATCATGCCAGGAGACTTCACGCTTAACGTTGAACTCTTCACGAAAATCAGCGCTGCGGGCAGTAATGCCAATGGTATCTGCCGGGCCTTCGTGGGAAACCTCGTCAACCGTATACAGCCCCTTGTAAATCAGAGGTTCACCCAGCCAGCCAAATGATACGGCAAGCTCAGCCCCGCGAGGTGGCAGTGCAACCATACCATCACTGTCATCAATGGAAATGGATAGCTGATCGGCATCAAAACCCCGGTTGTCCGTCAGTGACAACGACATAATCCGATCATCTAGCTGCGTCAGCACTTTGCCGCCCATCGAAATGCTGAACCCCGGACTTTTTACCGCCTCAGTCAGTGAATCGTTATAACTGCTGACGGCATCGTTAAGTGATTTGGTCAGGTCTGTAAGTGCCATGCTTCCCCCCTTCTTCCGGCGAAGGATCCCACGCGCGCGGGAGAGACCAAATCAGTTTTTGTTGTCGCCGTCCGGCCAGACCCGCAATAGCGTGAGTGGCAATCAAACATGGGGGATTATCACTGCGAACTCAATAACGTAATGGTGGAAACTATGGCGGAATCTCGCTTTCATGGTGCCCGCATCCGGGAGAATACCGACCTTGTGGCGGCTATTAATGACATTGAATCCAGTGTCATTGGGGTTGTCGCCGTGGCGGATGGTGCCGATGCGGAAACCTTTCCCCTGAATACCCCCGTATTAGTGACACGGGTTAACAACGTGCTGGGTAAGGCGGGTAAAACCGGCTCCCTGTACAAAACGCTTAAAGCCATCGCTGACCAGACAAGCCCGAAGGTGATCGTTGTGCGCGTGGCCGCAGCCACGAAAGAGGAAGGCGGTAAAACGCAGTCGCAGCTCATCATGGGTGGCACGGCAGAAGACGGCAGCTATACCGGCATGTACGCATTTCTGACGGCTGAACAAAAGGTCGGCTATCGTCCGCGCATCCTAGCCGCACCAGGCTACGACACGGAAGAAGTTACCTCTGCGTTATGCGTCATTGCGCAGAACCTGCGCGCGTTTGTCTATGCCAGTTGTTACGGCTGTAAGACGATGGCGGAAGCCATCACCTATCGCGCAACCTTCGCCTACCGCGAACTTATGCTTATCTGGCCTGATTTCATCGCCTACAACCCGCTGACCGGAGAGAACGAAACCTTCCCGGCCCCGGCGTATGCCTGCGGCCTGCGTGCGCTGATTGACAACAATCAGGGTTGGCATAAATCGCTTTCCAACGTGTCGGTCAACAACGTGCTGGGTATTTCGCAGGATGTTTTCTGGTCGCTTCAGGCTGAAGACAGCGACGCGAACGAACTGAACAACAAGGAGATCACAACGCTCATCAAGCGTAACGGTTTCCGGTTCTGGGGAAACCGCGTCACGGATACCAAAGATTATATTTTCGAGGTTTATACCCGTACCGCTCAGATCCTTGCTGACAGCATTGCGGAAGCGCAGTTTGAAGCCATCGACGAGCCGCTTTCCCCGGCCAACGTCAAGGATGTGGTCAGTGGTATCAGCGGGAAACTTAGTTCGCTGGTAACACAAGGGCGGTTAATTGGCGCTTCCTGCTGGTTTGACATTGTGGATAACCCGACAACTGGTCTTCGTCAGGGCCAGGTGCGCATTCGTTATAAATACACACCCGTTCCACCGATGGAGGATCTGACGATGTACCAGACCTTCACCGATGAATACTTTGAATCGGCGTTCTCTTCGCTGGGAGGTGCATAAATGGCGGTTCCTCACAAACTGCGCCTGTTCACCTGCTTTGTGAACGGCAGCAACTGCATCGGCAAAGTCTCTTCCGTGACGCTGCCAAAACTGACCCGCAAGACTGAAGATTTTCAGGGCGGCGGGATGATTGGCTCTGCGGCCGTAGATCTCGGTCTGGACAGTGGCGCACTGGACACCACGATGGTGGTTGGCGGTCTGGTTCAGTCTCTTTTGCTTAACTACTGCGGCGATATCGACGAAACCCGCTTTCGCTTCGCCGGTGAGTATTACACCGATGGTGAAAGCCTGCTAGTTGAGGTCGAACTGCGTGGCCGCATCACAGAAATGGACGGCGGCGAAAGCAAGCAGGGAGAAGACACCTCCGTCAGTTACACGATGAAGAACACCTATTACAGGCTCACCATCGACGATAAGCCGCTGTTTGAGTTTGATTTGCTGAACTTCATCTACAAGAAAGACGGCAAGAATATTTACCCTGACCGCATTACGTCTGCGCTGGGAATGGGTAACTGATTAACCTGATAAGTGGCGGTACACTCGTACCGCCCGGAGCATTCAACAATGAGCAAGAAAACCGATAACGCCATTACGCTGGCAAAACCCGTTGTTCGCGGCGATGAGAAAATTACTCAGGTAACGATCACGGATGAGATCAAACAGGCTGGTTCCCTGCGCGGGCTGAAGCTTGTCAACGTGATGAATATGGATGTGGATTCTGTGGCGGTGCTGCTGACCCGCGTCACGTCACCGCGCCTCAAACAGAGCGAAATTAACGAAATGGATACCCGCGATTTCGTCAGCCTGTCAGAAGCGCTCGTCCCTTTTTTAACACCTGCGGTATCTGGAGCATCGAGCGAGGCGGAGACGGAGAATCAGTAACACTCCTGCGGTTCGACCTGATCGACGATCTGGTCGCTGATATCGCAGTTGTTTTCAACTGGCCGCCCTCTGAAGTCTTCACGATGGAACTGGGCGAAGTCATAGCCTGGCGTGAGCGGGCGGCTGTCCGAAGTGGAGCCAGTGACAGTGAAGAGCCTTAGTATCCGCGTCGCGTTCAGCGCGATTGATAAACTTACCCGTCCGGTTAATGCCGCCCGCCAGAGTGCGGGCGGTTTATCTGAATCCCTCAAAAAAACGCAGTCCAGCATTAAAGATCTGGACAGTCAGTCCCGGACGTTCAACCGTCTGCGCGACAGCGTGCAAAAGACCTCCCGCAAAATCGACGACGCCAGCCGGACACTTGAAGGGCTGAATCAGGCGCAACGGGAAGGCACGCAGCTTACTGAGAAACAAAAAGCACATATGGCTGCGCTGGCCGCAAAGCTTGAACGTCTGAACTCTGCACGTACACAGGAAATGGTTAAGCTGCGCGCTGCCTCCCAGGCATTACGCGGCCACGGTGTTTCGCTGGTCGGCAGCGATCGCACAATTCAGAGTGCGATACGTCGAACCGAGCAGTACAACCAGACGCTGGAGCGGGAACGGCGACAGCTTGCCGCTGTCACGCAGGCACGCGCACGCTACGACCAGATGCAACAAACTGCGGGCAAACTTCGCGGCGGTGGCACGATGGCCGTTGCCGGTGCTGCTACTGCCGGTTACGCGGCGGGGCGCTTCTTATCCCCTGCCGTTGGGTTTGACCGGGAAATGTCCCGCGTACAGGCGCTGACCCGCATAGATAAAAACTCAGCAGACTTTTCGGCACTCCGCGATCAGGCCAAAAAGCTGGGTGCTGAAACTCAGTTCACCACGACTGACGCCGCCAGTGGCCAGGCATTCCTCGCTATGGCCGGTTTCACTCCGCAGGCCATTCAGGCCGCACTGCCTGGCGTGCTCAATATGGCGCTGGCCGGGGGTATGGATTTAGGTGAAAGCGCCGATATCAGCTCAAATATCCTGTCTCAGTTCCGCCTCGATCCCAAAGAAATGGATCGCGTCAGTGACGTATTAACGGGCGCGTTCACCCGTACCAACACCGATTTGCAAAATATCGGTGAAGCGATGAAGTACGCCGGGACGGGCCTTTCCAACCTTGGCGTAAGCGTTGAACAGACAACAGCCATGATCGGCGTGATGGCTAACGTGGGTCTGCGCGGGAGTATCGCCGGTACGGGTTTGCAGGCCACATTTTCACGTCTGGCCGCTCCAACCGGCAGGGCGAAAGATGCCCTTAAAGAATTGGGTGTACAGGTCGCTGATGCAACGGGAAAAATGCGCCCTGCTGAAGTAGTTCTCACAGACCTCTATAAAAAGATCAGCAAATACGGCGACACCGATAAGCTCTCATTCTTCAAAGATATTGCCGGTGAAGAAGCGTCAAAATCATTCCAGGCTCTGGTTATGTCCGCAGGTAGTGGCGAACTTCAGAAGCTACTTGGTGAACTGAAAAATGCCAAAGGCGAGGCACAGAAAGCCGCCAAAATAATGGCGGATAACCTTGACGGCGATCTTAAAAATCTGGACAGCACCTGGGAAGGCTTTCGTATTCAGATTAACGATCTCGTCAACAATCAGCTTCGCGGCCTGACACAAGGGCTTAGCGACGTTGTGGGGAATATGACGCAGTGGGCGAAGGAAAATCCGAAACTCGCCCAATCCCTGCTGGTTGTCGGCGGCAGCGTTCTGGCACTGACTGCCGTTATTGGCGGCACATCGCTGGCGATCGGTCTTCTGATGGGGCCACTGTCTAAACTCCAGTTAGGTTTTACCCTGCTGACAGGTGGCAGAGGTATAACCGGAACGATTGCCGCATTCCGAACACTCGGCACAGTTTCCGGCCCGGCAATGGCAAGCGTGCGCGGATGGGGGCCAGTTCTTGGCTCAGTAGCAGGAAAAATGCGGGGAGTATCAGCCATCATCCCTGCAATGCGTGGCGCACTTATGGGGATATTTCTTGCACCTGGTGCCGCACTGGGCGCACTGACTAAAAATATTGGAATGTTTGCCCTTCGACTGACTGGCTTGCCCGCAATATGGGGCATGATCACTACTGCGGTATCTGTACTTGGTACAGCGCTATCACTGCTATTTAGCCCCATTGGCCTGATAGTGGCAGCGTTTATTGCAGCTGGCGTGCTTATCTGGCGGTATTGGGAACCTCTTAAAGCATTTTTTGCTGGCGTGTTCACCGGCATCATGGAAAGACTTTCCCCATTACGCGAGACCTTCGCGCAATTCAGCCCCATCTTTGACGCGATAGGCAGCGCTGTTAGCCAGGTCTTTAACTGGTTCAAATCTCTGCTTTCCCCGATGGAATCCAGCAAGGAAACGCTGGATAAATGCTCCAGCGCCGGGGAGGTGTTCGGCAACGTTCTTGGTGGCGCGCTCCAGCTTGTTCTTGCACCTGCCAAAATGCTGCTGGATACACTGGCGTGGATCCTTGAAAAACTCGGTGTTCTTCCTGATGAGGCAGAAAAAGCCAGGAAAAAAATCGAAGACGCGCAGCGCATGGCCGTTCTTCAGGACAAAGTTGCCCTTCTTCAGGGGGATATCGCTAAAGTTGCACCGAAAAAAGTTGAGGTGAATAACGTTCCGCCCGGAGCACCGCAACCCACTTCACCGCTGACAGGCGATAACGGCACTATGCGCCGGTTGCAGAGTATCGACAGCAACACCAAAGCGACAGCCGACAACACGAAGAAGATCGGCCCCGGCGATATCGTGTTTAAAAACCTGCCGCGTGCACTGGCCGTTCGTGGTGAATGGAAGGAGTCGCAGCTTGCCAGCACCACTACGGCAGGCCGGTTAGGTGCACACTCCGCAGTGTTGGGAGGAGAACGGACGAAGCCACAACTTGCCAGCACCATCACGGCAGACCTGTTAAGTGCGCGCCCCGCAGTGGTGGCGGCATCGCTTCCTGTCAAACAGGCGGAACTACCTCCAGTCAGCCGCAATGTCAGTAATATACCGGCTGTCACTGGTGGGTTCACGGGAGAAATTCATGTTCACTTGCACGGCGTTGACCGACAGGACGCACGCGAAATTGGCCGGATTGCCGCCGATGCGGTGAATGCCGAACTGGCCCGTCTTGCACGGCTCAATCGCGGCAGCTTCAAAGACAGAGATTAAGGGGAGGCAACATTATGATGATGATATACGGGATGTTCGTTTTTGAACTGAGGACGTTGCCTTACCAGCAGCTACGGCATTCGATGAACTGGCGCCATGTCAAAAATGACCGCATCAACCGATCGGCAAAATGGCAGTACATCGGCGCTGGTGAGACGCAGATCAACCTTGACGGGGTGCTTTACCCTGAAATTACGGGCGGCGACGTGTCTCTTACCGTTCTGGCAACGCAGGCATACACCGGGCGTCCGTGGCCTTTAATCAGCGGCGCAGGGCAGATTTACGGGATGTATGTGCTGACCGGGCTACAGGCCACGCATACGGAGTTTGACCGCTACGGGAAGGCGAAAAAAATAGAGTTTTCGATCAGCTTCCAGCGCTGTGATGAAGATTTACGCGAACGCCTGCAAGCCTCGTCCGTTGGCGATCTGCTTTCCGGGCTGAAGGATAAAGCCACATCTGCCTATAACTCTGCCAGTAGCACACTGTCGGGCCTGTTCTGACGGTATCCACATAAAACTAAAGCGGGCATTTGCCCGCTTCATCTTCCGGAACACACCGCCATAACTGACCGTGCTGCAGCACCGTTAAAAATGACAGTACTCGATACATATGGCCAGCACGGTTAGAACCGGCAGTGCGTGCCGGAATGCAAACTTATTCCGGCTTTTCCGGCCAGGTGATATCCGGTGCCTTCGACGTATCCACCGCCTGCACAACTTTGATGTATTTCATCCAGGCGATCAGACTGGCTTTGTCTTCATCACTGATAATGCTTAGCTGTAGTTCAGTCTGCCACAGGCTGATCGTCGCTTGTGCCTCTGCAAGTAACGCAGCTTTCTGTTGCCCCGCTGCCTCCACATCCGCTGCGTGCTGCGCTTTTGTATCCGTCACCCATCCGCTGCCGTTCCATGTATCGTATGGCGTGGCAGGTGCCAGCGTGGTGGTGCCCTCCGGGTAATCACCGGGTGCAGAAATGCTCACCGCCTCACCTGTTTCGGTGCTGTATACCGTTTCACCCCGATGATCGGCTACGTATTCCCAGGCGGTAAAATCTGCTGTCCGGCAAATGGCAAAATCTTCTTTGCTTTCGTCTGGCGCATCGGTGCAAGAATTGGCAGGAATGCCAACACCCACAGCCAGATACTCTAAGGATAAAGATAAATATTCCCGCGTCTCCCCGTCATAGTTAAACACTGTAATTTCACCGGCCACCGTGGCAATAAGTTCACTGTTTAATTTTGCCTGCGTCATTATGCAGCCCTCACTATGTAGTTAAAGACAGTATTGCGCGGCCTGTTCTCTGTTGAAGTCGGTACAACTAATGATGCATCAAATAAGACACCATAATTAGTTACTTGAAACGAAGACTGCGTTACAGGAATAAGAGAATTATTAGTTCCCGAATTATAAGTTGTGAGTGCTCCACCAACCCCGGTAGGAAGGACTACAGTTTGGTTTACTTGTCCTTGCGTATAAGCAACTATTTGCCCTCGAATATTGCGGATTGCATCACCCTGAGCACTTAATAACTGTCGCCCGTTATCCACTCCGCGCCCATCATCCCAGCCACGTAGAAACTCACCACGCAAATCAGGCAAGCTACCGGAAGGATATGCAACAGCAAGCTTTGGGTATTTCGTTTTATCAAAAGTTGCGCCATTACACTTAAGCCAGCCATCAGGGGGAGTTGCCAACGACCACGGCAGGGGAAATCCGACCGGGATATATTTATCAATATCCGTTGTTTTTAGATATTGGGGATGTGGGTCAGTGGCGGCAAGATGCGCGGCCAGCTTCTGATCTACATATGCCTTAACTTCAATAACGGCATCATCGACATATTTGCGGGTTGCCAGCACCACGGACGGATCGATTTTCAGCGTTACCGCCTCGGTACTGCTGACGATCAGGATAACGCGAATAACCTGCACACGCCCGCTGCCTTCCTGCAACTGCGGTTTATAGGTCTCCGCGCAGTTGGCAACTGCAATCATATCGCCGTCTTTATCAAACAGGCCGATTTCACGGATCCACCATCCGCCCACGTCTTCCGGTATGATCTGTTCCGCAATGATCTGATTGGTATTTATCGGGTCGACAGTCAGCATGTTAAGTTGCGCGCGGCGCAGCTCATGCGTCAGCGCGGTTTGTGCCGGGTTCGGTGTCGGCAGCGCACCATTGCCATCACCCACGGCCATCTGGGTGATCTCAACCTTCGCACCCAATGCCGTGGCGTTTGCCAGTTTTGCCGCCCCGATATTGGTTAACAGGGCAAAATATTTAGTCGCCAAATGCTACCTCCACGGTATCAATTAAATGGACTGCCGCGCCGGTGTAATCGCCACCGCCCACGGATATGGTTTCAGGAAAATAAGGGTAAACGGTCAGAGTATCGCCGATATAACACCCGGCCCCGGCTTCGATATAACCCTGCGACTGAAGCGAAAGAGAAAGGCCAGTAAGGTGGCGACTTCTCGGCTTGGCATCGTCAATAAGGCGCTCAAGCTCAAGATAGGTTTCCTCCGTAATCCCCTGTTCCTGAATGCCGATTTCAAGCTTGAATGTTCCCGGCTCTTCACCGCTCTGCCACCACTCGATCACGCGCAGCAGAAAGCCGAACGGTTCAACGACGCGACGCAAAGCGGAAATAGTGCCCTTCTGACGGTGAACCAGCCATGAGGCTTTAATCACCTGCCGCTTGGTCTGTTCTGACCAGTTCTTATCCCAGCGGTCAACTGACAACGCCCAGGCGAGATAAGGCAGAAGATCAGCGGGGCATTCGTCCGGATTCCACAGCTTACGCAGATCAACAGGAATATCGGTAAGCCGTTCCGTCACCTTCTCCGTACTGCGCATAAAACCGCTGGCCGAAGGCGGCAGCATGTTCTTATTCATCAGTGCCCCCGGTTTCTATCGCGAAGGACTCGCACCGCGCTGCCTGCGTATCGGCGATCACAATATCGCTGGCAGGCTCCAGCAGCTCCACCCTCTGCACACCCTGAACATGCAGCGCCGCCATAATGGCTGAGCGGGCAACGTCACGGCCAATCTTGCCCTGCTGATTCAGCCAGGACTGAAGCGCGTCCTGCGCGGCGGTATGGATTGGTTCAGACTCCGGGCCGGGATAGAAATACAGCATCGCATTGATCTGATAATTCACTATCTCTGCTGCCTGAACGGTCAGACGATCGGCAACGGGGCGCTTATCGTCAGCAGACAGCGCTTTATCCACCGTCGCCAGCAGTTCCGCACTGGCAGTGCCGTCACCTTCGGTAGACAGCACAGAGACCACCACCACAGCAGGCGACGGGCTGATCGCTTTGGCGTCCGCCACTTTGCCGCTGGCACTTTTGGCAAAATATTCATATGCGCCGGTTGGCCCCGCCACGCTAAGCCCTTCAAATGCAGCCTGCGCGCGCAAACGCAGTGCGGTATCGCTTTCCGTTACCGCGTCAGTGGTTGCCGTCTCCGGGGTAATGATCAAACGTTCTGTATTCAGGTTGCCCGCGAGATTATCAAGATCTGACGATACGGCATGGCTTAACATGCACGCCGCCGCACCGTCATTAATCCGCTGTCTGAGCATCATTTCACGGTAAGCAACTACCTGGGCGATCACGTTCAGCGGTTCGGATTCCAGCTTCAGCGCGGCGGCAACAGAAGCCTGCTGTTCCTGCGGGAATGCCGCCAGCATAACGGCTTTGACCTCGCTGAGAATGACTTCAAAGTCCAGCATTTGGATAATTTGCGGCTGCGGTAGCTGCGATAAATCAACTGTTGCCATTGCTGCCACTCCTGAGCGTCAACGAACTGCCTGCCGTCTGCATGGTTTCGGTGATAATACCGACCAGTTCAGCGGTGACAGCGCCATCCTTTGAATAACTGATATTGATGCCGTTCAGGGCAATACGCGGCTCCCACATCGTCAGGGCGATCACTGCCGCACTCATACATTGCAGGCGCGTCACTTCGTTCTGTGGTTCATCCAGCAGATCGGGGATCATGCTGCCGTAGTCCCTCCGCATAACCCGGCTTGCCAGCGGCGTGGTCAGTATGTCGCGTACTGAATTCCACAGCTGATCTGTATCGGTAAGCTGGCCCGTGCCGTCCGGGTTCATCCCGGTATAGCGGACTGTCATTTCGGCCCCCCTGTGTTGCTGCTGCCACCCTGCACACCACCATGCACGTGCGAATGAACAGTCACCCCGTTAGACGAAAGCGATCCGCCAGAATGGGTAACATTGCCCTTCATCGTGCCACCCTCCGACAGTTCGAACGTCCGCGCTTTCAGATGGTTGGTGCATTCTACAATTGGTGTTTCAAGCGTGACGCTGGCAGAGGCTTTGATATGTGCTGTCTTCATGCCCTGCGCTTCCAGCGCGCTGGCCTCTGCGTCATAGCGGAAAGAGGCACCGTCTGGTGCTGTCAGCACAATCTCTTTCAGGCTGCTGCCCGGCGCAGGGTGGTCACTGCTGTAGAGACTGCCGATAATGACCGCCGTTTCAGGGTTGCCACCGATACAGCCCAGCCAGACCTGCTCACCCACGGAAGGCGGCACCCAGATACTGAATGCCCCGGCGCGCGTGGTGGTCCAGCGCAGCCAGTCGGTCTGAAGCTCGCCGCTTTGCACGCGCACGCGCCAGCTCTCTTTATCAATGGCGATAACGACGCCGACGCGAAGGATATTTCCCAGCAGGCGGATCAATTCAGCGCTCATCGTGCGGCACTCCTCAGGCTGCTAATCACCTGTGTTGTAATCATCTGCTCATCGGCAGCGGTAAAGCCCAGCAACTCACGCACCGGATATTTAGCAAAAGTACCCGGCCCGACCTGATCGCGCTGGCCGTACTGGTGCACGCGTGCAATGCGCGCGGCCACACCGTCATAACCCACGGAAGTGCCGCCTGCATCAGCACGCATTTTGAGAAAGCGATAGCTGCGCAACCGCTGAAACATCGGCACTTTCTTCGTGGTGCTGCGGCGCACTGAGCGCGTATTGATCTCGATGTAGCGCTCAATATCACTACGGTAAAACGTGCGAATATCATTTCTTTCTTCGTCAAAGCCGGTAATAGTGCGCCCGTATTTTCCCCGGCCACCGTGCCAGTTTTTGAGGCGACGGATCTCACCCTGCCAGACAAATACAATGCCCTGCTGAGAGCGCAGCACCCGGCGACGGCGGGCAGGATATGGCGAACCTTCCGGGTTTTGCTGTGTTTTGATGCGCTGTTGCTGGCTCTTTCGCAGTGCCTGACCAACTGCACGGGCGGTGCGAATACGTCCGGCCTGCGAAGTACTCGCGAGTATGTCGCTGAAGACCTGATCCAGTTCACGAAAGCGATCGTTACTCATGCGCGTCAGCCTCCCACGTCACATCCTCAAAGATGGCGCTCCAGTCGCCGTCCGCTGACGGAATGCGCGGTTTAGGTTCCGGCAAATGCTCCGCGCAGGGAATACCGTTTTCATCCAGAGTGACCTTCACGCGCTCACGCAACGGCATCTCAAAAAGAATGTCGGCGGTATCGTCGTTATTGATAAGGGTCGTAAATTTAATGTCCAGGTTCTTCTCCGGGTTCAGCAGTAGATCGGGCTGGTTGTGCCAGAGCCATGCCATTAATGGCAACGTGAAATCATCAATATCACCGGCAAAATTCATCACAAACAGCACCAGGGTATAGCGGTACATAAACGATGGTGTTTCGCCGGTCGTATCGATATTCCCTTCTTCCACAAAAACGGTGAAGGCTTCAGGGTTGGCCCTGCACCATTTGTTAGCGCGGGTCAGGGTCTCGCGCAGTGAGTCAGCTTTCAGCATGGTGATACCTTCTTAACGCCCGAAACGTTCAATCGCACCCGCGATGATCAACAGATAAATAAGCGTCCAAGTAATCGAATAAGGTCATTGTGTGGCCCTCGCGTGGTCAGTCAGTCTTTTCAGGCGGCGCAGATCGAGATCGGCTATCGCTGCCTTATCGGCGTTGCAGGTATCCAGCGCATCGCGCAGGCGATCACTCCAGATAGCTATCGCGCCCCACGTTACCGGAGCGGTCAGTTCCGGCGCTGGCGTTGCTGCCGTCAGGCTTTCCGGTACCGGCTCGTGCACGATTTTCATTTGTGGCTGCTGCGGTACGGTGTTGCAGGCTGTTACTGACAGAAGCAGGCACAACAGTACTGGCACACGTATCGTCTTTGATGGCATCGCGCATGTTTTCACGTCGCTTTTCTCCCTCTGCGTTTCTTTGCTGTTCGGTTGCCCGCAACTGTGCAAGGACTTCTCGAGCGTCAGCAGTCAGTGCACGCAGCTCATCCAGTACCTCACGATTGCTCTTCACCTCGCGGGAAAGTGCTTCATTGCTGGCGGAGTCTTTACCTCGTTGTTGTGTTTGCCAGAGCAGGCCACCAGAGGCCAGCACCAGCAGTGCGCATAAAATGGCTGTAATCTTCACTTTTCAGCCCCCACGTCACGCAGGCACCATGCCTTAAAATCTGTTCTGCGGTTAATCAGTCCCTGGCTTCGCTTACCACTGCTGTTTACAAAGTCCGTCAGCCGGTTACACATCGCCTGCCACTCATGTGCCTGCGCCTTCTTCCAGATGGTCGTGCGCTGTTTTCTATTCTGACTGTCTGTGAACCACATCAGGCCAGTGCACCCCACATTAAGACCGGCGTCCGTCATTGCCTCAAAGGCGGACTGTGGCATATACCCGCCTTCAAAATTCTGGTTAATACAGTTTTCAGCGTGCCGCATATCGTTAATCCATCGACCGGCGATCTCGCTGTCGCTGTACTCCCGCTTCTCAACGCGCCCCGTCGAACCAATTCCGACCGTCAGCACGCCAGCCGTGCAGTAATAGGGCGTGTTCCGGCAGTCTTCCCAGCCAGCGATCTTCTGCTGGCCTTCAGGCGTTGTGCGCAACGCGCCCGGACTGAGCGTGATACCAAGCGCAACAATGGCCGCAATGGAACATTTTTTAATAAGCTGTTTCATCTTCCGGCTCATTCTGTTGCAGAAGGTCAAGCGCCCGGCGCTCTGACTCACTCATTTGCCTGTGCGCTGCCCGCTCAAGAATCTGATTAATCAATTCGTTGCGGTGCTTCTGCCCCCGTTCGATGCGGGCGCGATAGAGCCAGCCACGGGCACCAAAAACCATCCCTACAAGAAGACCGGCCAGCGCAATCTTTTCACTCAGTGTCATTACGCCGATACTTGTGACCATTGCTGACATGGTGAATGTCAGCCAGTCATTCAGGCGCTGAAAGAAACTTAATCCCATAGCTGCACCATCTCCTGTATTGCTTTGCGCGCGATTTCCGGCAGTTCAATCTCCTGTCCGGCATCAAGAAAAACCTGCTGGCTTAGTCCGGGATTGGCGGATAACACTTTTTCGGTAACGCCCTGCGTGGTGCTGTAGTGACGCCAGCAAAGCAAATCCACCGTATCCCCCTGCAATGCCTTCACTTTCATCAGCAAAGCTCCGCATAGAGTCGCGGCGTGTCGCGAATGTCAGCGATACTCCAGCGGGCATCCCGCCAGAGATCATCCCGTTGCAGGTCAAGCGCGGCGGCGTCTTTGTCGCCTTTCGCCGTGGTATCAACGTCGCGATAGCCTTCGAGTACAAGCGCCCTGGCAATCGAATAGACTGCACGCCGGAAGCGGTACACCTTCACGTTTTCACCGTTGATAACCAGCTTTTCCGTTTCACCTGACGGCAGGACTGAGGGCACATCTTCCAGCATGAGAAAGCCTGCACTGACCTGACCGGCGCGCCAGTCCAGCAACTGCGCTGTAACATGGGCTACCGCTTCAGTGGTGACGTGCATCAGCCTTGACGTGGTGATACCGCCAGTGATACGCGCGGCCAGACGGAGATCGGCCAGTTTGATCACCGGCCAGAAGTCCCCGGCGCTGACGGTGGCATCACCATCATCAACATCGGGCGTATCGCTGTCCGCAGGCAAAACGCGCTTATTTGCCACAAGGCTGCTCATGCACTTATCTCCCATAAATCAGGCGGTGGGCGGGTGGTTAAAAGACCGTATACGGGCAGATATCCACCCGCGCCGCCTGTCGGACGGGGCCGAAGTCGTTAATTCTTTTTCTGGCTGACAGGCTTGCGCTTTGTCGCTTTGTCTGTTGCCGTCTTAGTCGTGGTTTTACGCGTCGTTGCTTTACCTGCTGCGCTGGCGGTGGTGGTCTTTTCAGGAACAGGCTCAGCAGTACCGTCACCTTTGTCGGTGCTGGCCGCGTCACCTTCACCCATGCCACCAACCGCAGACAGCTTCTTAACGTCACGGGCAAGCGTGGCAATCTCTTTTTTTACCCCGGCGTTGGGGTTACGCGTCAGCGCCTCACGGAACAGCGCCAGCGCTTCCGCTTTGGTCGTGATATCAGCCGCACCACGGCGGGCAAGTGCACGGGCCTTGCACAACTTGGCGCGCACCACATCCGGCATATCACTGTCGGCGACAATGTCCGCCACTTCGTCAAGCACGGCGGCACCAGACGATAAATCAGCGTCGGCATCAGCGGCGGCGAGCGTCAACAGTGGTTCGCTCATTTCTTCAGTCAGGAATGTTGCTGCCGTGCGGTTGAAGTTATCCGGCAGTGTCAGCCCGTGGCACACCACATAACGCCCCAGCCTCATCGCAAGCGCATAATCACGACAATCAATCGCCCAGACCATCAGCCGGGTAATGACTTCATCCTGTCGTCCGCTGTCGCCATCGATGGTGCCTTCAATCCATCCCTCATATTCAGGCAGCATGGACTTTTTCATTTCAGCTTTGGTTTCTTCTGACTGCACCCCGCTAAGGCGAGATAAGTCCATACGCAGGCGATGCAGAATTTGCTCATGTGCGGTGCGCTGGATATCGGATTCTTCATCCGCCTGGCCCCGGCGTTCTGCCATGACCTTCTGAAAATGTCGTTGTGCCGGTGTTAACATCGTCACTTCTCCCCGTCATGGCGGGGCAATGCCCCGCCGCTTCTGTTACTCGCCTGCCGGTTCGGCCTGTGCGAACTGAATGCCGTCAATGAACGCAACATTGCCGTAGTCTTCAATGACGAAGTCATCGTTTGAAGACTGATACGTTGCGATGCGGTTGTATTCCGGCTCTTCTTTGATCGTCCGGCGCAGACCGCCGCGCTGGTAGTACACCGACAGATTTTTGAATGGTGTGATCAGCACGCCATTCACCGGGAAGTAAGGCGCGATAAAGGTCGGCATGTTGCCTACACGCTCCTGCGCAACAATCAACTGACCGGCCAGCATTTCGGTATTCGGGTTGGTCTGGCTTAAGGCGTTGATGGCCGAGAAATTGCTGCTCGTCAGCAGGTCACCCGCCAGAATCACCACGTTATCCGGGTTACGCTTGTGCCACTCATCCATCATGCTGTTTTTGGCGTCGTACACCGCAGCGCCAATATTGCCGTAGGTGCCTTTTGCAACAACCTTGTTATCCTCATCGCGCGATGTGATCGTCACATTGGAAATGACGCGGTGCGGTGCTTCCTGACGGATTTTTTCCAGCCAGCCAATGCTACAGTCCTGCAACAGTGGGTTAGCGGCACGGTCAGACGGGTCGCTGTACTTAACGCCGTTAAAGCCGATCATGATGCGGTCAAGCGACATCTGACGCGACATTGCCTTACTAATCAGCGGCTGGAAATCCGGCATATGCGCCCAGGCATCAAGTTGTTCATAACTGATGCCATAGTCGTAGTTGATCTTGCGGCACATGTAGTCGAACGGCTCCATTGAGTGATTTGAGCCAGGGTTGCGACGACTGGTTGTGCTGTTGTTAACACCGGCCATTGGGCCTTTGCTGCCAATCAACACTTTCTGACCAATCTGTTGGGTAACGCCAAAGACATTAATTTTGCTCAGGAAGGAATCATCCTGCTGTGCAGCCTGTTCCATGCGCTGCTGACGTGTCGGATCTACAGCAAATTTTGCAGCAATAGCGGCAGGGGATACGCCGTTTAGCTGTGCTTGCCGGGCGACGTACTGATCAAATAGCTCGCGGGTAGTGTTTTCCATATTCTCTGCTCTCGTTGTGGATATCAGTAATCAGCAAGCTGCGCGTTAGCGCCACCGCTGGCGGGTTCCCGCTGGCTGAAATTGGCGTCTGTGCTTCCCAGCTTGCTGGTCAGCGCGGCAAGATCGGAGGTCAGCTTCTGGATGGCGATCTTGTCCTGTTGGCGCTCCTGCTCGGCTGCACTGAACTGCTCACCAAGATCAACCTGAGACTGTGCCACGGCCTCAACGGCCTGATGTACCTGACTGAAGCGCTGATCGTCGGTTTTCTGGCCTTTTCCGAGGATGCCCATTACGCGGGAGAACCACTCCTTCCCGGAGTCGTTGCGGCTCTGGTTTTCCTGTACCAGTTCGGCCTCAAATGACGGGGTGAACATGGTGACTACCGCATCTTGCGAACTGAAACGCATAATCTCCGCGCGTTTTTCGGCGGTGAATTTCAGTTTGTCAGTACCCAAACTTGCCGGGGTGTCGGTCATTGCCAGCCCCATGAGGTAGGGGCCTTTCGTCAGCGGGAAGTTGGGGTGCATTTCGATACTGGAGTAGACCTTTTTGCCATCAGCAATCAGGTCCTTCATGCGCTGGGTAGGCTCAATCTCTGCGAAAAGGTGAGCCTCTCCAGCCAGTGGGCCTTCGTTGATATCTTCGACGGACAAGGCCGCAACATCCCCCATCGCGCTGAATACACTGTCAGGGAACGGTGATAGATAGTGCTCAATATTGACGCGGGCACCATAGACAGACGGGTCGTACGCTGCCGCCATTTCGTGAAGATGGGCGCGGGTGACATTGCGACCGTCGATAGTTGTGCCGGACGTCATCACCTTGAATTTCTTACGGGCTGGTTTAGCTGCGCTAGCCATGTCGATAATCCTGTTGAGTGGTTTCTGTACGGCCATGATGGCAGAGCGTAACTTGCTGTCTCAACGAGGTTTTGTTGTCGGAGGAGGGCCAGACCATAAAGGGGGCGATAGCGGGATCGCGCGCGGGGTAATCTTCACTCCATAAACGGTGGAGGGCAGATGATACAGGACGCTTTTGTACGTCAGAGGGCAAGACAACTTTACTGGCAGGGCTACCCGCCAGCGGAGATCGCGCGCCTGATGGGGATTAATCAGAACACAGTTTACGCCTGGAAGAAACGCGATGAATGGGATGAAACATCACCTATTCAGCGAGTAACCCAGACTTTTGATGCGCGCCTTATCCAGCTTGGTGAAAAGGACAAGAAAACCGGGGGTGATTACAAGGAGATTGACCTGCTGACCCGGCAACTGAAAAAACTGTCTGATGGACAACCGGCAGGGGCTGGCACGGGCAAAAAGCCGCGCAAACGTAAGCTGAAAAACCACTTCACCGAAGAACAGATCGTTGCGCTGCGGGAGAAAATACTGGATTCCCTGTCGTGGCATCAACGCGGCTGGTATGAGCAACGCCACCACCGAAACCGCATGATACTGAAGTCCCGCCAGATTGGTGCAACCTGGTACTTTGCACGCGAGGCGTTACTTGATGCGCTGCGCGACGATGTGAAATACCCGTACCAGCGCAACCAGATATTTCTGTCCGCATCCCGCCGACAGGCTCACCAGTTCAGGGGATTCATTCAGAAAGCAGCGGAAGAAGTAGACGTTGAGCTTAAGGGCGGCGACAAAATCGTACTGAGTAACGGCGCAGAGCTGCATTTCCTCGGCACGTCCGCTGCAACAGCGCAGTCATATACGGGCAACCTGAAGTTTGACGAATTCTTCTGGGTCAGCAACTTCACCAACCTGCGAAAGGTTGCAGGGGCGATGGCTACGCTGAAGGGACTGACGCGTACCTACTTTTCCACGCCGTCAGGTGAAACCCATGAGGCTTACCCGTTCTGGACGGGCGATCGCTGGAATGAAAAACGCCCGAAGGCACAGCGCAAAGCGTTTGATGTGGGCTGGAAAACGCTGAACAGCGGGCTGTTGTGCCCGGATAAAACCTGGCGTCAGATTGTCACCCTGAAGGATGTGATAGACCACGGCTGGGAGTACACCGATCTTGAAGAGATTCAGGATGAAAACAGCGAGGATGAATTCCGCAACCTGTACATGTGCGAGTTTGTCCGCGATGGCGAATCTGCCTTCAACCTTAACGCCCTGATTGGCTGCGGTGCAGATGGTTATGACGAATGGCCTGACTGGAAACCCTTTACGTCCAGACCGATGGGTAATCGCCCGGTATGGATAGGCTATGACGCCAACGGCAGTAGCGGCAACGGTGACAGCGGTGCAATTTGTGTTGTGGTGCCGCCACTGGTGCCTGGCGGTAAATTCCGCACGGTGGAAACGGAACAGGTGCGCGGCCTTGAGTTTGAAGAGCAGGCGAAAGTTATCGAAAACTTCACCTTCAAATACAACGTGCAGCATGTCGGCATCGACGTGACGGGCGGTAACGGTGAAGCCGTTTACCAGATAGTGAAGAAATTTTTCCCGATGGCGATGCCCTACACCATGTCAATGACGTCAAAGCGTGCCCTTGTGCTGAAAATGCTACAGCTGATCCGCGCTGGACGCTGGGAATATGACCGCAGCGAGCGCGCCCTGATCAACGCATTTAACTCTGTTCGCAAGGTAAAGACGCCTGGCGGATTCATCACCTATGACACTGACCGCTCGCGCGGCGTCAGCCACGGTGATTTAGCCTGGGCGAATATGCTCGCCATTATTAACGAACCGCTGGGCCAGGAGAGTGGCAGCGGCGGGTTTGCTATGGAGTTCTGATGAAGAAGCGCACATACAAAAATAAACACACTGCCAGCAGTGGCAGTGCCGGACAGCCTGATATCTCTGACGCGCTCAAAAGCGATCCGGCGCTCAGCGCCTTCACCTTTGACGGGCCATATTCGGTCACAGACGGCTATGATCTGCTTGATAGCATGTGTTGCGTCGACAATGGCCGGTACTATGAAACGCCAATAGACTGGAAAGGGTTAACCCGTGCGTTTGCACAATCCCCGCTGCATCAGTCGGCGCTTTACTTCAAACGCAATGTGCTGACCGGGTGCTATATTCCTCATCCGTTACTCTCACGACAGGCTTTCTCTGCGTTTGCGCTGGACTGGTTTGTCTTCGGAAATGCCTACCTTGAGCGTCGAACTAATGTCCTTGGCGCTCCGCTCAAACTCCAGCATGTTCTGGCACTGAACACGCGGCGGGGGAGCGATCTTAATACCTACTGGTTTATCCGGCAGTGGAAAGATGAATACGAGTTCAAGGCGGGCGAGATCTGCCACATCATGAACCCGGACATTCATCAGGAAATCTACGGTATGCCTGAATATATGGGTGCGCTACTGTCCGCCAGCCTGTCACATTCCGCCGATAAGTTCCGCAAACTCTATTACGACAACGGCTCCCATGCCGGATGTATTCTCTATGTGGGCGCAGCACAGGTGGATCAGGAAAGCATAAAGGTGGTTCAAAAGACGCTCTCACAGGCCAGAGGGAAAGGCGCATTTAAAAACGTACTGATCCACGCTCCTGGCGGCGGCAAAGACGGTGTGCAACTGATGCCGTTCAGCCAGATATCGGCAAAGGATGAGTTTCTTAACATCAAATCAGCAACGCGCAGCGATTTGCGTGACGCTCACCGCATCCCACCGCAGTTGATGGGCGCAATGCCTGAAGGCAATGGCTCGCTCGGTGATGTTGAGAAGGCCGCGCGCGTCTTTGCCATCAACGAAATGTTGCCCGTAATGGAAGCCATGAAAGGCGTCAATGACTGGCTCGGCCAAGAAGTGATCCGCTTTAATCCCTACGCTCTGCTCAAAGACGAGTAACCCAACACACACGCCGCACATTCTGCGGCGATTCTCCTTCAATAATTTTCAATCCCCGTATAACCGGCCACCACCAGATAACAACTCAGTACGACCTTTAACGCCCCTCACTCAGAACGCATGAGCGCCATTCTGGCAGGCGCAAACTGCAATCGACCCCGCACACATCCAGACGGGAGAAAACGCGCCGAGAAGACGAAAAAGGCCGGAGAATGGCAATTGAAGGCATCACCTCCCGACCCTCCGTCGCGTGGGCTGTTCCCCCGTCACCTGCGCGCGACATTTGCTTCGTTTTTTGTGCATTTGCCGATCCGGGGGCAGACCGCGCCGACACAGGGCGGAAAGGGTATAAATAGCTTCAAAAAAATTGTGCAAATTTGTGCACTATTGTGCAAAACAAAAAAGCGCCATTTAATGACGCTTTCGATAGGATTGGAGGGAATTTCAAAATGTTAAATAATCCGCTCCTGAGACATTTAACTTAACTACCAATTGTCGTTGTATCTGCATGAAAAGTTTTACCATGTGCACTTTCGGAAACGTATTTCAGCGCAAGAGTCATTAGATCGTTGTAGGTATAGTGCTTTTCAGCAACGGCCCCGCTAGTTATGTATGCGTCCTCAATGTTGGCAGCAATGCAAGACAAGGCATCCGATAAAAGAGTCATGTCATAACTATCATAGCGTTTTATTAACATTTTCATTTAAAACCCCTCAATCGGTATAGACAAACATTAAATACTGAGCAGAAATAGCCACCGTTACGCGTGTTTCATGCGCTCGTTTAGCGTCTCAATAATGAAAGTATTAACAGAAGTTTCGTGCTCAGCAGCGGCCTGGTTAAGGCGCTCCCCAAACGATTCCGGGTAGCGTAGCGTGAATGTTTTAACTTTTTCCTGGCGCACGTATGGCTCAATGCCCGCTGCACTGCAATCTTCCAGATATTCACGCAGTGAAATCTCACCTTCGTTTTTCAGCCCCTGGATACTGTCCGATACAAAATCACAATAGCCGGTCAGCCCCAGAAACTTACCGCGAAACGCGCCAAGCTCCGGCACGTAGTTGATAATGGCTGGTTGTCCGGCGATATCAATGGTATTCGGTGTTGATGGTTTGCTCATGGCTTAACTCCTGTGCTTTCAAGCCAGTCGCGCAGGTTAACTACTGCGCCTTTGTCCGTATCTGGTGAAGGGTGGGGACGATGAAAGTTAGCGATGCTGCCATTAAGGATAAACTTACAGCGGGAACCGCGCCCCTCTTTTACTTCCCCTCCCAGCGCCCTGATCAGTGACTCGATATCAGCCCATTTAATGCCCGACTGAACAGGCGTTTTAAATATCTGCTCAAGCGTGCTTTTTTGCTTCTTCCGTAGTGATGAAACCTGCTCTTTCATTCCCTGCCTCACGAAGTCACTTTATGAAGTCATTATTACGCGCATTAATCATGAAGTCAAACTATGAAGTCATTCAGATATTGGCCTCTTATATCCCTGCCCTTTCTCTGCCAGCGCCCTGATCGCCGGACGTGCCAACACCATGTTTTGACAGTGGTGAATAGCTCGGCAAAATTCATCCAGCCCCATTGGATGCTCAACAGGCAATGCAAGGTAGAGATTCCACGCATCACCTAAAAGCTGGGCTACCTTCTGTTCTTCAGCCGTCAGTACACAAGCAGAATCACTAAACACCTGATATTCATCCATGATTACCCCCGTCTACTTCATTTAATGCCACCATGATCGCCAGCCGTTCAGCAGGCGGAAGCGCGGCATATTTCGCGCGCCAGCGCTCAACTTTGCGCTTAATACGGTGCCGATCGTTGTAATCTTTCCCGGCAAATGCGTGGGAATACGCGCGCCCTTCCGGGTAGTTCATCCAGATTTTTTCTGTTCGCACGCCGCCGCGTGTCATGGCCTGAAACTCCTTACTGCGCCAGCCCGCTAACGTTTCGTCATAGAGCCGCGACGGATAGCCAGACAGGATCACGTTGACGTTTTCCGGCAGGCTTATGAGGCAGGCTAACAGGCGCTCATGATCGGCAACCGTATATTCATGACGATAGCGGGCGCGACTGGTGCGCGTTTCTGGCAGATAGGGAGGATCGGAATAAACCAGCACGCGGCCATGTTGAGTAAAGTCTTCTCTTTCCAGAAAACCTACAGCATCACCGTGATAAAGATGCAACCGGGGCGGAGTTTCCCCCATATCAGACCAGCGCTCCCGCGTTAATTTAAAAGCATTTTCATCGACATCAATTCCAATCGTCCTGGCTGCAAGTGGCTTGTGAAACATTACTGCGCCACTGCCCAGGTGCGTTTCAATGTAGGTATCATGCGGGGGCATTTCAGCAATAATCTTTTGATAAACCCCACTCGCCGCTTTACTTCCCAGATAGCTCATTCTCTTTCGTCCTTAGCTGACACCGTCATTTTTAACAACCTGCAGCACTGTTAAAAATGACGGTTCTCGATGTACGGCCAACACTGCCGGAAATGGCGGTATTTGCCGGAATCCGGTACCACACCGTCAAAGCTGACCGTTCCGGCCATCGCGGTATTTGGGTACCACACTGTCAAAGCCAACCATGCCGATCAGCACCCTACTTCCGCCCCGAAAACACAGCCTTCATTCTGTTTACGAGGTCGCCTGTTTTTTTCTTCGCCGCCATCACCTGCGACGGCAATTCATTGCTTTCATGCCTGCTCGATACAAGCCCTTTATCTGTCATGGTTACCGTCAGCCCAGAACCGGCGCGGCTTCTGGATACCAGCCGCCCGTCCTGCACGGTCATAACGAGATCACCGCACGCCACTGACGCACCGGCCATCATCGATCTGACCATTCCGGCGCTGGCCTCAATCCCGCGCAGCGCCAGCAATTCACTGATCTGCTGCTCTTTCACGGATAGCCCGGCCCCCTCTTCCTGTTGCGGAGGCCGTTTTTTACGCTTACTCCGAACGTCTTCACTAAGCCGCTGCGCCAGTTCTCGCTTTTCCTGCCGTGAAAGCGCATCAAAATTCACCGTCACGCCCTCAGCTGGCACAGTCATTTCCGACTGTCCTGCAGCTTCGCGGGCGGCATGTTCAACACCGTCAGCACCTGCCGCGGGATCCCGCGTACAGTTATTGACAGAACTCCGAGGGGCGGCGTTGCCGCCTGAAAAACCAACGTCAACGGCCACACCGTCAGCGCTCTGGCGCTTCGGCACGATTTTGTATTGAGTGGTGCGGGTGAAGATCAAAGAGTCATTGCCCGTAATCGGGCAATAGATACCGGTTATTCGCTGGACGTCATCGCCGTAGGCGTTGCCGTTTTCGGTGGTTTCATAGTTCAGGCGAATGCGCAGATTATCGCGCTCTACCAAAGGGCCACCCTGGGCTAATACATAGTTATCCCACTCGCCTGCGTCAGCGGCCTGCCGCGCGGTTTCCAGTTCAGGGTGTAACACCAGTTCACGATTGCCCACGCGGCGAAGTTCGCGATATACCGTGACCGGCGCGCCGCCGATCTGCTGAAACTGGCGAATTGACCAGCGCGACGCCCACGCGCTAACGCGGAGTGACATTTCTTTCAGGTCTTCCCCGGTTTCGTCGTCCTTCTCACCATCCAGCGCGAAGCCGTCGATATTCTTCGAAATGTATTTCGCTATGTAGCCGGTTGCGCTGCCTAAAGCGTCCTCAATCGGTTTAAATTCAAGGCGGTGCTCCCACGCTCCCGGCTCGTTGCCGTCTTCTCTCAGGGCATATTTACGGAAGATATCGCGCGCCTGTTCGACCTTTTCCGGGCGCATGAAAAGAAGCAAGTGCCAGTGCGGCGTTGCATCGTGGTGAGGTTCAACAACACGAAATCCGAAAACACGGATCCCTTTTCTCTTCCATGCGGCGCGGGTTCTCGCCCAGACTTTGCAAAGATATTGCTGTGTCTCACGCGGCGACGCGCCACAGTATTTGTTATTACGGCGCCCGTTATGCTGCATAGCGTGATAGCGGGAAGGCGCTGTCAGCGTGTAGAAGTCACCGGCCAGCCCTTCCAGCTTCGCCAGATCTTCAAATCCGCGCATTCTCGTCATGAGTTCGCGGCGACGGTTGGCCGGATTGGCAACACTACCGGCGACTTTATCGATCAGTGAAATGCGTTCGCCCGTGTCCTGGTCTTCCAGTTCCATAGCCTTAAGGTATTCGCGGTTAGCCTTTTTCTGGGCCAGCCATTCCGTAAGGCACGGGGCGCTACTGTATGGGGAAGATTTTTTCTGGACGTATCCCGCTGCGATCATCAAATGCTCACGCCACCTAGCATGGATACGGCGCAGGCGGTTTAACCACCACTGCGGTGACTCAAGACGAAGAACCGCGCGTAACGCGTCCTCCGCTTCCAGTTCTTCATTGCAATACGCCGTCCAGCCGGGGATCGGCGTTTTCAGATGCACCGCCAGCGACGCAATACGGCCATAGCCAGAAAGCGCCGCGAACTCAGGATCGCCGGTGCGTGCCAATTGGTGATCGGACTCGCGTATAAACTCGCTCGTAAAGATATCGGCAAGCGTATAAGCCAGTCTTTTTAACTCTTTCTTCCCTGCCCAGAGCATACGGAAAAGCTGATCGCGGATTGGCAGCAGAATGCCGGGCATCACAGTGTCAGGCTGGTAAACACTGTTCACGCTATCAATACGCGTTAATACGTGGCGCTCAAAGGTATTAACCAGCCAGTGATCTGCCGCTTTGCGGTCTTTCGCGTCCAGTGCATCCAGCTTCGCGGCAAAGTGGCGGCGGATATACTGCGGAAGGGAAGCCAGACGGCGACGCAGCAGCTTGCTGCGCTCCGGCTTTTCGTCTTCCGCTACAAGTTCACTGAACGCAATATGCTTACGCGTGCCGTCCGGCGTGAGATAGTCGAAACCATCCAGCCCCGGCGCTACATCAACGCCAATCGGCTGGTATGGTTTGTTCCCGCCATAAGCGTAAGGGATAGCATTGTCAGTGCTACCCGGATACGGTGGAGGTGGAGAAGGGGCGCGACGGCCACGGGTTGCCGTGGTCATTGCGCGATCTCCATGTAGGCTTTTAAGAAGGTTGCTGCTGCATAGATATTTACGGCGTTTCCGCTGGCGCGTAGTTTTCCCACTCTGGAGGGAACCCCATTAACCAGAGGCTTAAGGCCGGGTTTAACTGGCCTCCACTTTCCATCTCTGCAAAAGAGCCAGTCAGCAGATCCCCAGAATCCGTTAACCGGGCCGGGCCTGCTATCTGCGCTGTCACATCCAGCGTATCTGTTGACAGCTTCCCGTGCCGCATCCTTCCCCCCTGATACCCGCCCTTTCCATCCCTCGCCGCAGGGGTGGGCCAGCCCGCAAGACAAGCAAAGTCCTGTAAGTTCGACTGCCGACCAGCCAGCTTCCTGGCGATCACCTTCTCGGCATCCTGATAAGCGTTCTTCGTATTGCTCGCGGTTGGAGTCGGCCAGCCAGTAAGTACGCTCCCGGATGTGCGGCGCACCGACGCCCGCAGACGGAAACGCCGACGCCCCGAAGGCATAGCCCAGACTTTCCATGTCAGTTTGTACAAGGTCGATCCAGACTTCTGCATCTTTGCTTGAAGACTGTTCGCCAAATATAACGACAGGGCGTTGCTGGCCTGCAAGCCAATGAACGGCGGGCCATAGGTGCCGCTCATCATCAAATTGTTTTCCTTCGCCTGCCTGGCTGAAAGGTTGGCATGGGCAACTTGCTGTCCATACTGGGCGGTCGTCCGGCCATCCTGCGACGCGCAAAGCACGGGGCCAGCCTCCAAAACCTGCAAACAGGTGGACTTGAGAGAATCCTTTAAGGTCATTTGGGGTAACATCCTCAACGGAACGAGTATCGACAACACCGGAAGCGATAAGCCCGGCATCAATGAGGTTGCGCAGGTATTGCGCAGCGAAGGGATCAATCTCGTTGTAGTAAGCAACAGGGTGGTTATTCATTCGCACACCCCGGCATAAACGCTGCTGCACACCGATTTATCGTTTGACTCTGCCAACAGATCGAATTGCGCCCCGCCCCGTGTCGTCATTGCCCAATCGCGGTAGGACTCAATGCCGTATGCATCAACGGTGATAACGTCGATCCGCTTTTCCGCTCTACGCGGGTCATGAGTTGAAGGGAAAAAAGTAGAATTTCCACGGCGGGAACACGCCGCGACAAGGCGTTCCCACTCTGCAACACGCTTTATTTCTTCCGGCCAACGGCTAAATATTTCTGCCAGTTCAGACTTGCGGGCATGGATACAAGGCATGCACCCGACACGGCTGCAACCTTGCTCATAGAGTGGGTTTGGTTTGATACCGTGGCGTTTAGCCAGGGCAAACACATCTTCATGTAACCAGTTAAGAATTGGGCGGTAGACGTGGAGACCAGGCGTGTTATCTGCGTCTTCCTCCCAGGCGGGTAAACCGGCCCGTGCTGGTGACTCTTGCGCGCGAACACCCTGCCAGCTAATTACCTCGTCGAACTCATCCAGCGCTGGCAAAACCACCTGGGTTCGTACCGGTTCATGTTTCAGGTCAAATGTGCAGAAACGCGCCTTAGTGCTCGGGAAACGCCCTTTCCACATGCAGAGATCAAGGAATGGATTGCCTGTTGGTTTTAAAACTTCCAGTGCATGGTGAATACGTTCCGCCGCCTCTTCGGGCGACATTCCGCACTCTTCAACCAGAGAGATAGGCCACTTTTCTGCAATGAACCTACGCTTCCCCTCTATCTGACGAGAAAAATCAGCTTTAACACGAACTATTTTTCCCAGCCTGGATTCCAGATAGTCTAGGTATTCCATTGTTTGGGGGTGCTCATGGCCGGTATCAGCAAAAACAGTCGTATAAGACACACCGCTTTCAATGGCTAAAAGCCATTGCGCAAGGCTGTCTTTCCCTCCAGAAACAGAAACGATATTTATCGTATCCGTACCACTGCAACGGGGATCTATGATCGACATTAGAAAACCTCCCCATCATCAAACGCGCTCGCCGCAACCATCGCGTTGTAAGTCGCATCACCCATCACGGCGCCACAATCAGGGCAACCGCCGCCGTAACGCCCGCAGCAATCGCAGACAGGCAGCACGCCAATCACTTCTTTGGCCTTCTGGCGGTTGTCTTTGTCGGTGCTGACGGAACGTTGCACGCTGATTTCGTGCATCTTGAATGGCTGATAAATCGCGCGGGTGGCTTCGGTGTCGCTGTTGGAAATGACGACCTTCACGCCATGCTTACGGTTAACTTCCAGCAGTGCCTGGACTAACTGGCGGTGGTTATCTTCCGTGAATGGTTCGGTGTGGTATTGGGTAAAATCGGCTGTTTTGCTTTCAGGCAGGTAAGGCGGATCGCAGTAAACAAGAACATCGCCACCCGTGACGACCTGTAGAGAACGCTGGAACGGCGCGCAAAGAAATATTGCCTTTGTATCGTTGGCCTTTTCGGCAAACTGGCGGATTTCATTTTCAGGAAAGTAGACGCTCTTATACTTGCCAAACGGCACGTTAAAGCCGGTCTTACGGCTGTAGCGGCATAAGCCGTTATAACCGTGGCGATTCAGATACAGGAATTGAGCAGCGCGCATAATGCACGCCATTTCAGCGCCATAACGCAACCCACCGCTTTTTACCGTACCCACCTGCTTATTGAACGCGGCGCGGACTTCGTTGTACCCCTGCGGGCTGTTCTTGCTGTTGAATAGTTCGCGGGCAGCATCGATCACTAAGTCCGGGTAACGGGTGACTTCCCGATACAGGTTAATAAGATCCGGGTTGATATCAGCCAGCACATAGCGGCGGTATTCAGTCGCCAGAAATACCGATGCGCCGCCTACGAACGGTTCGATCAGGCAGTCGGCTTTAGGAAGATGCGGCAGCAGGTCAGGGAGGACACGGGTTTTACCCCCTGCCCATTTGATGAACGGGCGAATAATAGGGCTGCTCATGATGCGTGCCCCACTTTCTCAGCCTTCAAAACCATGCGGCTACCGTCCGACAGGTTCCAGCCGATTTCCCCGCCCTCAGACATAACCAACTGCCAAACTAATTGCGCAGCTTCGTTAGTCACATCACGACCAGGATCGCTACCAACGCGAAGGCGGCGCCCTTCCCCATCATCGCGCATCTTTGCCAACTGAATTTTTTTAGTCAGCGGTGAAAAACCTAATTGAAGTTTCGCTACGTTACTCATGCAAAAGACCTCTATTTATAAATAACCGTAAGGAGAAGAAGGAACGGAAGATCGCTGCAATTCGTCAATGCAGTGCTGGCGCAGGTTGCTAATAAAATTAACGGTTACTGATCCGCTGGCTGAAAGGGTTAACTCACCATCACGGCGGGTTTTAATGGTTAAGCCTTCATTTTCGATAGCAGGTAAAAGAACATGCAAAATGAAGCTATATTGATCACGTCTGGTCATAATCTCTTCCTCAAAAAAAGAATGAGCTGAACCGCCGCCACTTAACAAAGAGGCGGAGAAAGCAGAGTTGATTTTTTAAAACCGAATTACTTAATTAGCTTTTTAAATAATTCAGCCAGTGTAAGCAGGAAGCCTTTATTTATTCTTTGGGTATAAATAAACGGTTTATTTTTACCTTTGATAAATTGAACCTTCGCCGGTTCGGGCTTAAAAAATCTTCCGTCCGGCGTTTCCAGCCAGCCGCGTGAGTTCTTGAAGTGTATGACCTGGCACCCGTGCTTAAGCAGGCTTGCCAGTGATGGGCCTTCATCGTGCATTACTGCCCCCTTGCTTATACATCTGATCAACCGTGCGCATGGCTTCCGCTAAAGCAAAGTCACGCCCGTAATAATCGCCATTGCTGGAAATACGATAAGAGTGCTTAGACGTAAAAGGATTACGCGGGCATTTTTGAATAGTGAAGCCACGATATAAATATGAGTGACGACTTAACTGTATTAATTGCACAGCCACAAAAGCCCCCTCACATTCCCAATTTAAGCAATTCACCATCAACATGGTGGGCCACGTCTTTGGTTATTTTCTTAATCAGCTTTTTATCCCTGATCATAAACTCGCCGCTATTGGTGCGAATCATGAAGCCCGTTTGCATATCTTTTAAATGGGTGTCAAGAATGTCGTTGCATTCACGCACCCGGTTTTCGTGGTTGGCTGTTTTCTGGCTCATCGCGATAACCTCAAAGACCGATCCACAACAACCACGCGTCGCGCTGTTCTCTCGGACGGTTGTAATAGGCGTCACGCATTGCGCGGTTGAACTCAGGGATATAGATCCAGTTCTCAGCACGGGCGCCCAGGCTTTCCGGGTTCTTCCACGGGATGATCGGCAACTTACCGTCTTCAATCATGCTCTTAACCGTGGCGGGCTTCTTACCGATCAATTCGGCAAATTTTGGGTATGGAACTGCGTCAACAGCGTGACGCACTTCAATGAACCCCTCTAACTCTTTGTCTGTCATAGTATTAATTCCTCATGTCAAATTATGCCGGGATTTTTAGCCATGCCCGGCGCATGGTTTTGTGGTAATTTCGCTATGCCATCTTCGGCCAGGAAGTGAACGGCATAACCATCACCCAACAAGGAGAAAACAATGTCCGATACGGATAAATTTCACGTACCCAGAAAACCCGCCCCATCCCCAGAAAAAGGGCAGAGCGGTGATGAAGAGGATTAAATAGCCATGAACAACCAACCAACTGAACGTAATCCCAAGCATGATTTGGTATTTCGAATCTGGAACAGCTATTGGCTCGAATGCATTGCAGAAAAATACAATCGGCGGATTGATACTGTAATCAACGCAACAATGCTGATTCTTGGCGCATCCGTATTCGCCGGTAGCCAGTTCAGTTGGTTTTCTGGTGGTGTTATCGCAATTCTTAGTGGATGCCGTATCGCTTGGAACTTCGGGCAGAGGGCTGAAGCAGCAAAACAGCAGGCGCGGCGCTACGCAGTTCTTCTCGATGAAGCCAATAAACTCAGCATTGACGAACTCGCTGGACGACTCTCCATGATTGAAGAGTTTGACAGTATCGTCATGGAGTGCATGGACAATCCCGCAAGAAGCAAAGCCAGTATCTCTATGGGTCTTAATCATCGGGAATCACTCTGTTTATCTGAAAAATTGATTGCAATGCTTACTGTTGGTATCCCTCACTGAATTACTGCTTTGGAACTACACCATCAGCACGGTATCGTTCTTTTACTTTCAGCATTCCCGTGTAACTTCCATTCTTGAAATATCTACGGCGGAATTCAGCAACATGGATTCCGTCACTTCTGTTGCCCTGCTCAAGTCTTCCACTCATTTGTGCTAATCTCCGCATTAGCGCTAGGCGCTTATTTCAGCTTGTAACTGCTTATATTGGCGGTTGCCTTTTCGTTGTAATGGTATCAATTGAGACCCACTAAGGAGAAGGATATGGTATCAAATGAGACCCAGTCAAGCGGGATTGGGGAAAAAATTCGAGCAATTAGGGATGCTGAAGGGCTATCCAGAACTCAATTCTTTGAATTGACAGGTATTCCGGCAGGTACTCAAAAGCATTACGAGATGGGGAGAAGAGAAGGAGTTGGTAGTGAAATTTTGTTGAAGATCACACAACACCCCCGTTTTGCAAAATATACGCTCTGGCTAATGACTGATAAGACCGCCCCGCAAGCTGGTCAAATCGCACCGGCTCTCGCACACATTGGGCCAGAGTCAACGGAATCAGACCACTCCGAGAAACAAACTGGCTAACCATATATAAACATTACATTTTCACTATCTGTTACCAGGATGGGGAAATAAACGCCGGAGGGCTTTCTTATGTCAATTAAGAAGCTCGAAGGTGGTCAATATGAAGTAGACGTATGGCCGCGCGGACGTAACGGAAAACGTATCCGCAGGCGATTTGAGAAGAAACAAGAGGCGGTTCTTTTTGAGCGTTATGTATTAGCCAACGCCGACAAAAAAGAATGGCTGGGCGCGAGCGTTGACCGCCGCACCTTAAGCGAGTTGTTAGATACCTGGTGGCTGCTGTACGGACAGACTCAGGAAAATGGCGAGATTGAAAAGCGGCACCTGAATAAAACAATCAGGGCGCTTGGCGATCCAGCCGTTAACCGACTGAACAAGCGAATGATTGCTCAGCACCGAGGCCAACGGCTGGAAGACGGTATCAGCGCAGCAACGATCAACCGGGATATTTACCGCTTATCCGGGATGTTCAGCACGTTGATAAAACTGGAAGAGTTCAGGAAGGACAACCCCTGCAAGGGTCTGGAACCACTGAAAGAAGCGCCGCCAGCTATGACCTATCTAGCAAAATCAGAGATCAGCAGATTACTGGATACTCTGTCCGGCGACGATCGACGCGTAGCACTGCTATGCCTCAGCACTGGCGCACGCTGGGGCGAAGGCAGCACGCTGCGAGGTGAGCAGGTTAATCACGGGCGCGTGACGTTCCTTAAGACCAAAAACGGAAAAAAGCGCACCGTTCCGATATCGGAAGAACTGGAGAAAGAAATCAAGACCAGCGACACCGGGCCACTGTTCAAAGTTGACTATGAAAACTTCTGCGAACGGCTCAAACAGGTTAAGCCCGATTTACCACGCGGGCAGGCCACGCATGTGCTTCGGCACACATTTGCAAGCTGGTTCATGATGAACGGGGGGAACATTATTGCGTTACAGCAAATTCTGGGGCACGCCAGCATACAACAGACGATGGTTTATGCTCACCTTGCCCCCGATTACCTGCAACACGCGGTAACGTTAAACCCTCTCGGCGGCGGGCTGGCGGTATGA